TTGAAACTGTAAACAAATTAATTTCTCGTCCACTCAAGGATAAGATTAAATATAATGCACAGCAATTAAATTACGTAAAGAAAACTAGCAGAGGAGTGTTACCATTATGACCAACCCATTCTATGAGTCAGAAGTAATTAAAGAAGAGTTGGAGAATATGCAACAACTCTATAAAGATTTGTATGATTTGTCAGTTAGATTTCCTTTAATGAAGAAGGAAGATAAGAAGTTACACATCGTTAAAACTTTAGAACTAATTGCTAAACAAAAGATCTTTTATGGTAGACTATGTTTGATGGCATTGGAGGATGAAGAAGCAGCGGAGGTCAAGATTCGCATAGACCAAATGACTCAAATCTATAGTGGTGGCAAGCAAATTCAAGAAGTCTTAGAAGATATGGAGAAACGCTTACACTCGTGGAGAAGGGAACTTGACGCAACTAAATAGTTATGTTACCCTATAGGGTAGTATATTTTACACAACACACAAACAACAGACTAATTATGTCATTCGCAAGTTTAAAAAAATCTTCTGGTAAGTTTGCTGATCTAACAAAAGAGATCAACAAAATGAACAGCAACGGTAAACAATCTGACGACCGTTTATGGAAACCAGGAGTTGATAAGTCAGGTAATGGTTTTGCTATTATTCGTTTCGTTCCACAAAAGAACGCAAGCGATCTACCTTGGGCACAGGTTTGGAGTCACGCATTTCAAGGTCCTGGTGGATGGTTAATTGAAAACTGTCCTACAACCAAAGGTGAAAAATGTCCTATTTGTGCACACAATTCTGGTCTATGGAATAGTGGAAGAGAAGCAGACAAGGACATAGCACGTAAACAAAAAAGAAAACTTTCCTATTTTGCTAACATCTATGTTATCAAAGACCCTCTAAACCCAGAGAACGAAGGACAGGTCTTTCTATACAAGTTTGGTAAGCGTATCTTTGATAAACTTACAGCACGTATGCAACCAGACGAGAACGACTACGATCCACAACCCGCGATCAACCCATTCGATCTTTGGAAAGGTGCAGACTTTAAATTAAAGATCAAGCAGGTCGCAGGTTACTGGAACTACGATGACTCATCATTCAATGCAGCATCAACTCTAGGTAACTTTGACGATTCTAAGTTGGAAGAGATTTATAACAGCAGTTATTCCCTTGAGGAGTTTACTGATGAATCTAATTTCAAAAGTTACGACCAGTTGGATGAACGTCTTAAGGCAGTTCTTGGACAAGCAGTTCAACCAAAGTCATTCGACACAGACAAATACGATCACGCACCAAGTATCACGGAAACCCCTGTTCCAAATACAAACTGGAAGGAAGAGGTTGAATCATTCTCAGCGACTAAAACTGTTGCGTCTGCAACAACTCCTGCTGCTAAAGAAGAGGAGGACGATGCGTTAAGTTTCTTCCAGAAACTCGCAGAGGAAGATTAATAGTTTGATACCCTTATGATGCACGAGTTATTTCCAACTCCTGTTTTTGAAGAAAATATTGGGGTGCCAGAAGGCACCCTTTCTATTCTCGATACAATGGAGTGGGATAGGTTTGAAACCAAAAGTATTACAAAAGAAAAAAATATTTTAAACTTTCTACCTTCTGTTTACAACAGGATACAGAAGCAGATAGAAGACTGGTGCTATAATACACTACTCATTAAGACTACAAATGAACTAGAGATAGTAAGATCTTGGGCAGCATCACATAAAACTGGAGATAGTTGTGATTGGCATTCACATACCAACGCTGTAATGAGTGGTGTTTACTATATAATGTGTAACCCTGACAGTGGAAGGTTGTTCTTTAACAAGGGAGCACATTATCAGAACTGTTTTGTTCCTACATTGGAACCAGACACAGTAGGATTTGTTCCTGCAACTGCTAAACAATTTTCTATACTACCCGAACCTGGAACTCTGTTGATGTTTCCATCACAGTTAGTACACAGGGCAGAACGCAACCAGTCTACAAACTGGCGACTATGTATTGCATATGATGTGTTTATTCGTGGTAGAATAGGTACAGAACACGGTAATGAAGTTACATTATGAAACTCTTTCCTTTAATGCTTGTAGCAGCAATCGCTACACCTCAAGTTGCATCAGCACACACTAGATTAAAAAGTGGAGAATTTGAAGTAGAACCTTCTCATTGTGCTTTTGATAGGACATTTGAAAGTTGGAACTGTTGGTATCGTCCTGCTCCTAGACCAGAGTACGGAGATTATCATCACCACCATCACTATGGTTGGCGAAGAGGACCATACTTCTCACCGAATGAGTACAACGAACACGGAGTTCCCTGTTACATTTACAAAGACGATAACTGGTGTTTTTAAATGAAACTAATCGACGGATGCTACTCTCTCAAACTAGAATGTGCGTTGAGAGGGTTGGGATTTGTTGATGTGGGTAAGTGGAAAACTGTAGCAAGAGCAGGTATATTTTTTGTTGAACCAATAGGAATCCCAGAGGACCCTGATGCGGATCTTCTGGGATTTTTAGTGACTATTCCTTATGCTTCGTGGAAGAGACCGAGATTAAAAGATACTGCTAAAAAAGCGTTGGACTACTGTTTGGATTAGTACCCTCCTCCGTAGTATCCACCCCCACTTGATCCCGAAGACCCGCTAGAACTAGAAGAACCACTAGAAGAACTAGAACTACTTGATCCACTTGAGGATGAAGAACTTGATGAACTTGATGACGAACTCGATGAACTGCTTGACGAGGAACTTGTGTCAGTAGATGATGTATTATTATAAGTTGTAGCGGAAGAGGCATTTGAATCTGTTGTACTTAATGTTACACCTGTAGATGTAGTTGTCGTGGTTGTTGACGACGCTGCTGATGAACCACCAGAAGATATTAATGCAGTAGAAGAACCACCACCAGATGCAGAACCTGTTGATGCAGTGCTCTGTCTTGGACGATTGTACTTGGGTAGACCGATAAATTCTTCAGCAAGAGATCCTTGTGTTTTCTTATTGTTAGAAGAATCTAGTTCAATGTTAGGAAGATACCTTGCTAACTTCTTGAACTCTGCAATGAAGTCATTTAGATATTGTGGACGTAAAAGATATATGTTTCTCTTAGTATCATTTATTGCTGCTTCATAGGAGTAGTAGGATACTGAAGATCTAGATTCGGATTTTGGAAGGATGGTGCCATCGGGTTTCGTGTATTGGTAAGACTCCGAAACAGTAATCCCACCAGGAAGTAGGACAAGATCAAGACTAGGACTCTTATACTCCTTTGTTTCATAGTGCTTTACTCCTTCGATAGAACCGTATTTGTCTAGGACATAGTTATATAAATCTTCACGATTCATTGGCCAATCTTCATTTACATTAATAATATTATTAATTAGAAGAATTACCCAGTCTAGACCTGCATCTTTATATATCTCATAGGCAACCTGATCAGGTCTTGTTCCATCTTGTATCTCATACTGAGTGAATCCAAGTAATGAACCTTGTAAATCATCTCTGATTTTGATACGTCTAAAAATATTTACAGACAGTTCATATGGTTGTGAACCGTTGACTCTGGTTTTATTTCTAACAAAAACTTTAGGTAGGTATTTAAAGTATGCCATTACACTGTTAGTGAATTTCTAGTAAGGAATGCAGTCTCATCAAAAACTAGAGACATTGTGAAAGAAGCAGGACCGTAATCCATATTACTATCAAAAGCATCTTTCAATGAATTATATGGACCATCAGGAGATAAATTTATACTCATATTTTTTAACACTACTTTAGTAGGGAACTGCATAATTCTTTTCAATCCTTTTGGAGAACCACCACTCAGTTCTAAACTACCATCATCACTTGGTGTTCCTGCTATACGAATGATGTCAAGTCTAAAGTAGTCTGGTATTCCTAACCAACGACCTGCTGCTGACCCACTAAATGCTTCTTCTGCAAGGGTAGTATCAGTCTCATTACCTCCTTCTGTTACTCCAGTTTGTTCTGCTTTATCTGCATCTTGCATTTCTGGTAACATTCCTCTACGGAGAACGTTTATTATCTTATATAACTCATCTGATTCTTGTCTGTTACGTGGTTGACATTGGAAAGAAAAGTTATGTGAACGATAGTTTGTACCACGGAATGTTGTTTCTTGGTATGGGTTAAATATTTTCTTCTTAACTAAAGCACCAACACTATTAGCATCTAAGTTAGAACCACTTGCTCCTAGTGCACTATTAATTGTACCTAAAGCACCTGCAATTTTATCCATAACAAACTGAGGTTTTGCTGCTTTTGCAGTAGTTTGAATAGCACTTACTATATCTACGTCTCCTCCTGCTGCTGCTGTTGCTCCTGCATCTAATGCTTGAACACCTGCTGCACCAACGGTTGTTCTTTCATAATTTGTAGAGTATTGTTCTTGTAATTTTGGTGGTAGGTACAAATAAATTGTATTTTTTAAACTACCTTCTGCTTCTCCACCACCACCAAGCACACTGTTACTACCATATCCACCACTGTTACCAATGTAAGAATATGGATTACCATCTGTTGACGAGTGGTGTTTTATTACTAAATAGTCTACGAAACTGGTCTCGAAACTATCTCTTCTGTTTTGCAAAAGAGAACTCCCAGGAACTGATCTCGGATATACTAATGACATTTGATTATGACTAAAAGTTACTCAGGAAAATTCAAACCAAGTTACCCTGGAAAATACAAAGGGGATCCTACTAATATTATTTATAGAAGTTTATGGGAAAGAAAGTTTATGGTATGGTGCGACCGCAATATAAACGTGGAGGAATGGGGTAGTGAGGAGATTATTATCCCGTACATCAGTCCTGTTGATGGTAGGGTTCATCGCTACTTTCCAGATTTTTACGTCAGAGCAAGGACCAAAACTGGGGGGAAGACGAGACTTATTATCGAGGTCAAACCTCTTAAGCAGACACAGACACCTAAGAAACAACAGCGACGTACAAAGAAATATTTGAATGAGGTAAGAACATATGCTGTTAATGATGCAAAGTGGAAAGCAGCAAGAGAATATTGTAAGGATCGTCAAATGGTATTTATGATACTAACCGAGAAAGAGTTACAAGTATGAGCACCTTCACCGACATAAAAGCAAAACAAACTGGTGGTAGAACTAAACAGTGGTGGAGAAACAAGTTAAGAACTGCTCTCAATACCTATGTTTCACCACAGGTAGGTAGGATGGTGTTCTTTGACTATCCAAACCCAAAGTTTAAAGAGAAAATGTTTCATTGGGATGCGTTTCCATTGGTTTATATTATGAATGAAGATGCTGAACATTTCTGGGGTGCTAACCTACATTATGTGATGCCACAGGAACGTGTAGCGATGGGTGAAGCATTAGCAGCAGGTAATTCTATATCAAGTGATGTTTTTGCTCTTACCGTGCATAAATACTTGAGGAATAGAGTGCGTGGTGCTTTATTAGACATACCAGAATCTGATTGGGCAGATATAGGTTTGATGCCCTTAGAACAATTTTATGTAACTATTAATGGAAGAGATAAACCTATGCCAACGCAGTTAGCACTAAAAAGATGAGAAATTTTAAAGGTTTTCAAGATTTTCTAGCAAAAGGTAATTACGGACCGTCGAAGAGTAATCTATTCGAGGTCACAATACAACCACCTCGTTTTGTGTTTGCAAATACTGCTAATACTTTAGGACCAGGTGGATCAGTAGAATTAAATGAGTGGAATGATGCTGTAGACTATCTTGCAGATGAAGTAAAGATTCCATCAAGAGCATTGATGACTGGAGGTGTAACTAACTTTGGTATTGAAAGAAAGTATGCTACATTCCAACAACCACAAGAGATGAACATACAGTTCATAGTTCCAGTAAATCAGTGGCCAAGGTATGTTTTTGATCGTTGGATTCAAATTATAAGTAGAGACTCTGAGAATAGAACAATGTTTTATGATGATTACACAGCAGACATACACATAGATAAGTATGAAGGTGGATCTAATGACATACTTAGAGCAACAGACTCATTTACAGGGAGAATAATAGGACAAACAAGATTAAATAAAGTTACAGCAAGTTGGACTGCATTTAATTGTTTCCCTACTAATGTAAGTGTGATGTCATTTGACAATAAACAGACACGATTGATGAAGTTAGATGTTCAGTTCAGAGTTGAAAGACTACGTATGGAAGCAAAGATAGGATCACAGGGAGATTGGAGAGCAAGTAATTACATAG